TGTTTTGTATCTTCACTTTCTAAAGCAAGAACTAAAAGTTTTTCTTCTTTCACTAGAAAAGGTCTGTAATTTATTTCCTTTTCTAAAGATGGTAACACCATACTGTATGTTGGTGTCGCAATTTTTGGTAAAGGCATGATATCCTATTATGCAATTCAGTATATTATATAGCAGGGTTAATTAGATAAAGATCTCTGAACAACTCCTCCTACTACATCACCAAGTAAATCTACTCCAGTTAATTTATCCACAGCAATATTAGCAAATTTACCAGCATAATATGCAAATGTTGAATCTAAGGCTCCCGAACGAGGTTTTGCACTATATCTTGTATAGGTAAATGAAACTGAGCATCTTAACAAATCTGATGCATCATATGAAACAGGCATTGCCGAGATTGATTTTGGAAATGCATCAATAAAAGTATATGTCAAAGGTCTTGTTCTACCTCTGACTGGATCTCGTGAGTTCAAGTTCTTTTCAAATTTAGTTATTTCTAAACCACCTTTATACTTGGCAGGGAACTTCATCTTATAATGAAATTCACCAAAATGGCCATCATTTGTATCATTTGTCATATATGACATCCAAGCTTCAAAAAATCTGACTGGTATATATTCTTTTGCATCACAATAAAACGTCAGTGTAATCTCTTCATCAAATACTCTACGGTGAGCATACTTCTCCGAAATTCCTGTGAAATCATTATCTAAGTTTGCTGTTGCCATTGATGAGCCTGGCAATGTTGCCTCTGAACAAAACAATTGTAGTTTTTCTCTTCTTACTCCATCAAGACCTGGTGAAAACAAAACTCCAAGACCTTGCTGACGAAGGTAATCTCCAAAAGAATCTCCGTTTTCGTTTAATTGTTTTGGGTCTTTAATTGTAACCTGATAAAACGAGGTAGTTGCTGGTTCTAGCAAGTCACTTACAATTTTATCTACTGTTAATCTCTGTGGTGGGATGGAAGCCATTTATAAATACATTTGACCTTATATATTATGTATGCAAGATAATGGCAGAAAGTATAAAAAGTCGCTATAAACCATCAAACCCAGAGAAGTATCAAGGCAACCCGAACAATATTATCTGTAGAAGTAGTTGGGAAAGACGCTTTTGTGTGTGGTGTGATAAGAATGATAACATAATATCTTGGGCATCAGAGGAATTTTCTATACCTTACATGTCTCCAGTTGATAATCGTATGCATCGCTATTTCCCTGATTATATTATTAAAGTAAAAGAAAAAAATAATAAAATTAAGAACTATGTGGTTGAAGTTAAACCAAAAAAACAAACTCGACCACCTAAGAAAAGATCAAGAATGACTAAATCATATATCTATGAATGTCAAACCTATGCTGTGAATCAAGCAAAGTGGAAAGCAGCAGTAGAGTTTTGTGAGGATCGTAGGATTAAATTTAAGATAATCACTGAAGATGAATTGGGTATCAAGTAATGGCCACATTAGACGAAATAAAAGCAGAGATTAATGCTAGGAATCCCACTAAACCTGGTCAATATACTGGTAAACCAGTTCCTATAGGTCAAAAAGAACAAAGACCACCTGAAGTTAATGAAAATCGTATTGAAGCAATCAAAGGTAAATTAACATCATCAGATCCAGAAGATCTAATGTTAGAAATTATGGATGCACTAAACAATACTGTAGAAGTAATACCCAGTGTGGGAAAATATTACACCTTTGTATATAATGCAAAGACTCCTGAAAAACAATATGATCAACACCCACTGATTGCTTGCACAGATTTATTCAAGTGGGGATTCCGAGGAATCAATTTTCACTGGCAATCATCTCGTAATTACACATGGGATGAACTTATAGGTGAAATGTATATGGTCAAATCTATTGAGTTGGATGACCTACTTTCAATACCTTATGCAAAGTTTATCACTAAATAAATAAAAACCTTCTAAATGGCTACTTCCGCTAACAGTCCTAGTTGGGTAAGAACCTATACAAAAGACGACGCAACCAAATATCAAATAGCATATAGATCCAATAACACATGGAGAGTAGATGCTAAAGGAAAGGCAGTGCCTGGTTCTTTTACAACCAACCTACAAGTAGATCGCACTGCAATTGATGGTGGTGTAACTGGTGGAGGTGCTAGTGCAACGTGGACTACAGCAGCAACAAGAGGGCCTGGTGCTAATGGAGTATGGGAAAGAAAATACTTGGATGATGATGATACAACTCTAGGATATGCATTACCTGATGCGAGTTGGTCTGATCTTAACAATAGAAGTAGTAATTTTAATTCACAAGTTAGTAATGTAAGTGCGAATGCAATCGCAAAGTATTTTAGAACACTAGGATTTGGTAGAGGTAGTGGTCTATCCACACAAGAGGGAGCGATAAGAGAGATATCTAGAAGTCAAGGATCAAATAATCAAGGTAGTCCATCTGAAGATGCTGTTGGTGCAAATCAATCTCTTAGATCATTACCTGAATTGGAGGTAAAAAGAAATAGAGAAAAATATCAATCACGATATACTTATTATTATCCAGTCGGATTAAAATATAATTATGATCAAGATAAATTACTAATCTCTGTTCTAGAATATAAACCCAGACCAATAAATCGTAGGAGTAATACGGATGGAACTAAAACTCTTGGAATTGGTGAAAGGGCAGGATACACATCTAGAGTATTAGGAAGTGTTTTCTTACCAACACCTGGTAACATAGGAGATACAAATTCAGTTAACTGGGGTGAGAGTTCAATCAATCCAGCACAACTTGCTGCTGCAAATTTATTCTTTGAGAATGTTGGGAAAAACGACCCCGTAACAGGTCTTATAAAAGACGTAGGTGATATAGCAGGTGCAGTTGGTGAAAACTCTGGTGATATAAAAGATGCAATTGCAGGATCTTTAGCTAAAGCAGCAACAGGTGGCGACATACTAACAAGAGCAACTGGTCAAATTGTTAATCCAAATATGGAATTACTTTTTAAGAATCCTGTAATGAGAGATTTTTCATTCAGTTGGAAGATGAGTCCTAGAGATGAAGAAGAAAGTAAAATGATATTAAAAATAGTTAGAATGTTTAAGCAATCACAGGCAGTAAAGAGATCAAAGAGTCAGGTATTTCTAAAATCTCCCAACACATATAAACTACAGTGGTTAACTGCAAATCAACAAGAACATAGTTATCTACCAAAAATAAAAGAGGTTGCACTAAAACAATTTGCAATGACATATACACCAGATGGTAACTATGCAACATATGAAAACTCATCTATGGTTTCATATAATATGACTATGACCTTCGGTGAACTAGAACCAATATATCATGATGACTATTCTAATCTTGATCAAGACAAAGATGAATCTATAGGTTTCTAATATGGCTAAAAATTATTTCCGTAACATACCAGACTTTGAATATGTCAACCGTACTAAAGACGGTCAATTTATTTCAAATTATACACAAGTAAAAAACTTTTTCAAGAGAGGAAAGTTAAGAGAGGATATATTCCAAGATCTAACTATCTTTGAAAAGTATAATGTCAAAGGTGATGACAGACCAGATAATGTTGCTAATGAAGTATATGGAGATGCTAATTTAGATTGGGTTGTATTGCTGTCAAATAATATTGTTAATATTTACAATGAGTGGCCGTTAAATCAACAAGCATTTGAAAATTATGTGTTAGATAAGTATGGAACAGTTGCCAAGTTAGATGAAACTCATCACTACGAATCAAATGAAGTTAAAGATACTAGTGGAGTAATTATATTTCCAAAAGGAGTTAGAGTAAGTGCTGCACAAAGTGTAAGTTATTATGAACCATTAAGTGATGAACAAGTAACAGTGAATCCAATATCAAAGGCAGTTACTAATTACCAATATGAATTAGAAATCAACGAAAAGAAAAGAAGAATATTTCTACTTAAACCAACATACTTAAATGTTGTCTTTGATGACTTAGAAGAAATGATGACATATAAAAAAGGATCCACTCAGTATGTGAATGAATCCTTAAAACGTGCTGATAATATCAGACTATTTGAGTAACTAACTCTCTGCTAATTTCTGGAAATAGGAAAGAGCATCATCTTCATCTTTATCTACAGTTATAGATGCAGTTGGTGTGGAAACAGCTCTGTTGACTGTCTCTTCTGCAACTGAACGTGAATTAAGACCTTCACTTTCATCCTCTAACTCTGAGTCAGGGGTGTAACGTTGTTGTGCAGGTTTTTTTCCTAACACATACTTTAAACGTCTCTCAAGATCTTCATAACTCTTGAACTGATCTGCAGCAGTAACAGCAGCAAGAGAATACTCTTTCTTCCATATCGCTTCTAATGCATCATCGTCATCAAGAAGTGGTGAGACTGAATCGAACTCTGACTTATCATAGTTCCAGAAGCCATCTTTCTTGACAATCTTCAACTTGAAGTTTGCTCCTTGCCAGAAGTCAAAAGGATTGATTGGTGATTCATCCTCAAACTCTGGTTGCATTGCTTCCATAACCTTATCAAATATTTTTTTACCATACTTGAATAAGAATACTTTACCCTCATTCTGTGGGTTAGTAGGATCTTTTACGACATAGATGTTACTGTAATAAGATAACTTACGTTTCTGTTTACGAACTACATCTTTATCTGATTCATTTCCACTGTTCCATAGTTCTCTGTTATAATCAGAGACTGGATCTTTACCACCTACTGTGGTTAAAGAGTTTTCAATATACCAACCACCAGGCCCTTGAAAGGCATGAGTGTATAATTTTGCCCATGGAATTTCTTCCTTATCTGGTGCTGGTAGGAAACGGATAACAGCATATCCATTACCTGTTTTATCTAGTTCTGGTTTCCAGAGACGGTCATCTCCACCACTACTAGCATTGTTTACTTTTTCTACTTCTTTGACTAACTTGGCAGTCAGTGAACCTAAGTTTGACTGCTTCTTTAGACTTGCGAAAGACATTCGGATTACCTCGGATTAATTAGATTTGGCTTGTGGTACTCTATTATAATAGAATCAATAATATAAAATGTCAAGGGTTATGTTGTTTCATAATGCCGATTACCTCAGACATTTGATCAAACATTTTACCAACATCAACGTTGGCAGGAAGACCCATAGATTTAGCAGATTGTAGAATGTTTTCTTTCATCTCTTTAGCATCAGGATCATCAGATAAACTCAATCTTGCATAAACAATCTTTTGTTTCTCGATTAACTTACTCAGTTGATCGATATGATGTTTCCTATCAGCATTATTCATATACGGAAACCGCATAAAATTTTCATAAACACCTTCTTGAAGTTCATGAATCTCAGCCATTTCTGCTCTGACTATTTCCGAGTCGAAAAAACTCATTTCTTTACCTTTGTTTTTGGTTCTTCAACACTAGCTTGAATTTGTTCGAGCACATCAATAGCACCCATAAGTTTCAAGCGAGTGGTGGCAAGTTGTTCATACTGTGTATTAACTTCAACTATTTGTTTCTTGAGATTCCCAAGAACTTCTTCATTACTAAGTGCCACGAATAACAACCTCCTTTAAGATTTTTTTATAACGGAATACATCAATATTTAGGAAAGGAGTATATTTCCTCACTCGTTTACTGACGGTTTCCCACACTGGGTCTTTTAACTTTTTATCAAAGTTATTTCCATACCCTAGTATTCTATCATATATTACTAAAGTTTCAAGGCTTATGTTACCACCCAGAAATTTTTTAAGAACAA